ATCATTTTGACTGCATTAACGTAAGACTTCGCTAATTTGTCTACTGAGTCAAATGTTTGGAGACTTGGTTCATCCCTCAATCCTTCTGGCATTGTAGAAGCATTAAATTCAAAGGAATTATTTCCATCAGCGACTTGTCCTGAATCATCAGGGGCTACTGCTTCTTCACTCATAATAAAGTTATATTAAGGTTAAGCTCGTTGCATTAATTGCATACGTGCGGTTTCCTGCATGTCAATTCTTTTACGGATTGCCTCTATGTCTGCACCAACTAGATTGATAATCTCCATTACTACAGTTCTTTGACCTTCCTGCCATGCAGATTTATAAGGGTCATCTGAATGAGAAGTACGATAAACAAAATGCGATTTAGCTAATAAAGCTAATACGTTTTTACCTTCTTCTGTTCCAAAGACCTCTTTAAAACTTTCTCTTTTAAACTTTTCGGTATCAAAGCGTATCTTCATTGTGCTTGCGCCTGTGCATTTAATGCCTGTGCTTTTGCTTGTTTCTCAGTTACATTTGCTGTTGCTTCTGCAACTTGCATTTGTTGTTGTGCTTCTTTTTCTTTTTGCTGTTGTTGAATCATTTGTTGCACTTCTTCTTCACTACGTAAATTAGATATTGGTATTTGTAATACTTCAGCAGTGTTTTTCAGTATTTGCTGAGTATTAAAGTACATAGGTATAGTTTGATCAATTTGTGCTAACGGCATAATCATTTCAAACAACTGGTTCATAGAGTTTATTTCACCAGAACGTAATGATATTGACACAGGATTTAAGTATTCTATTTTGAAATTGTTCTCCATTTCAGGAGGCATTTCAGGCATAGCAAAACTTCTCATCAATATATTCACTGTACGTCTTATAAGAGGATCAAGGAACTCTGCTTCCTGACGAGCTAGTATTGGTCCAAGTACAGGCATCCTTTGTCTCATACGTACAGACACTTCTGTTGCACTGAAGCGCATTACATCACCATCTGGAGCTACTGGACCGGGTAGTTCTAACAAATCTAGGAAATAACCTTCTCTAATTGCTGATGTACACTTCGCAGAGAGTCTTTCTGCATAATCTGGCCTAGCATTTGTAGGTGCTTCAAAGATAGTATCTTTTCCACCTAATCCTACTGTGTAGTAGTTAATTGCATCCGGTGTTGTATCAAGTGGATCTAGTAGTCCTGAGTCCGGTACAAACATAGGTGGAGAAACTGCTTTCTGAACTGCTTTTAAGTATGTCTTATCAACTTCAGTAATTAAGCGTATGTCAGGCATTATCTCCCAAGTTGGACCACGACCATATATTTCACGATCAGAACGTTCCCATCTAGCACAAATGTATGGCATTTCTTCGTAGCCACCTAATGACAAAATGCTTTTTGTATTTTTAATATAATGTACTGAAACAAAAGGTTTCTGGAATCCTTCTGGTAACATTTGCTGTACTGTCCATGCAGGTAATACTGCGTGTACTACATCATATTCATCTAATAGTTTTTCTGATGATGCTTTTTTAATAACTTCTTCAGGTAATGATTCAGGACCAAATCTAGATATTAAATCTTTTGCTGTCTGTTTGTAGTTACGAAAAACTGTGTCAATTTCCATCTCACTGCCAGAACCAAGAATACAATCCGAAAGAGGAAAATTCCTGTAACGAGGACCAAAGCCGGGAACGTCCTCAACAAAAATAATGCCAGTACCAAAGGAACCTGCTTCCAGATAGTACTGGAATACTGAACTTTGGAAGTTACTGATTGGTCGTGATACATGGTACTTAACTATTTTAGATGCTTCTTCTAACCAAAGTGCTACATTACGATTCTTATCTAATTGACTTACTCCTGTAGTGAGTTTAAACCACTCTGCACCCATAGGAGTAAAGACGTTATGTATATTAGATGCAAAACGTTTCAGTAATCGCAATGCTGTACCTTCAAACGCCATTTCTAAACGTTCATTACCTTTAGACTGAGCAGTTATAAAATCTGCACGATGAGGTAGTACATACTCTGCTATATTCTGCCACTGACGTTCCCAATTATGCCGATTGTTTTTCAGCTTATCATGGTGTCTGTCTATTAATGCTCCAAGAGGGCTTGCTTCGCCATACGGCATATTATTATCCTGTCAAAAGTGAAGCGGATTGACCTTGTGTTTGGTTAGCAGCAAGTCTTGCTCTATTACCTGTACCTCTATTCTTTCTCCCTGTACCTTGGAAGTTACCTCTTTCTTCGGGGTTGCTAAGTTCTGACTGTATATCCACAACCGCATTTTCATGCGCTTCAGACCCCCTTTCGCCACCAATTTGATTTGAGTCAGAGGTAACACCTAACAATGCATTATAATCAGCTTCAGTTTTATCGGGGTACTTTTCTAGATAATAATCTAAAGACATATATCTGCCAGAATCCCGAGGATCATTAGAGCGTGGATTATTCTCTTTTGGCTCCCCAAATTCTACTGGTTCTTCTTCAACTATAGGAGAAGGGGGTGGTTTCATAATATATGGTTTTGGCCATCCAGTTATAATACTATTAAATCTAGGCATCATATTGTTCTCCTTTATTTAGTTAACAAAGATGCAGATTGACCGCCAGTTTGATTAGCCGCACCTCTTCCACGCATAATATTTTGTTGTCGTCTTTGTGCTGTTAATTCTGCACTAGCATCATCTTCTCCTCCTTCATATTGAGTTACTGTAGGGTCAACGTAATTATCATCGGAATCATCTCCATTATAATCAGTACCAAAAAGATGATGTGATCCTTTATCACTCACTGATCTTGCCCAGTCAGTAAAGCTTTTTACATTCCCTCCTGGTTTATCTAAATTATTATTTTTAGCTGCTTTAGTCGCTTGATCAGCTATAAACCCTCCTGTAGAATCATACAAATTAGTACCTGCATTAACCATTTCATCCCTTATTATGGGATCTACTACTTTTGCAGCTTTTTTAATTATTTTACCAGTTGTTCCACCACCACCTTTGCATTTAGATACTTCACCTTCATAGTCAAAGGAGTCTTCAGATACTTTTACTAATTGGTTATCAACAATTTGATAAACAACTTCATTATAAATTTTCATAGTTACCATTGTTAGTTAGAGTTTTTTACGTAATAAAACGCAGTCTTCTTTATATTCTGTTAAAATTTTCTTCCAGCCTCTCCTAGCGTACATGTCCATATAAGTGCATCCTTGTTCAATAGCCCATATTTCTAAATCATGTAATTTACTATCAACCCATTCATGTAGTCTTTTTCCTGCTAATGTAACTACCCTGCAAGTTTTATTGCGTGGATAATAAGCAAATTCTGTTGTAAAGACTGCAACTATGGTGTTTGAGTTTATTTCTTTTACTAACCATAAAGTATAAGAACCATCTTTTAAGTATTCTTTTACATCTTTTTCATTTAGGACTTCATCATTAGTCCTAACGATTTCATCTTTAACTTCATCCCATATTCCATCTATCTGATTTATTGGAACAATAATATTCTCAAAAGTTTTAATACTTTCTTCACTCATGCTATCATATTTTCGCTGGTAGCGAAATACTCATAATCACTAATTGCTCTTCTAGGTCTATTTTTCTTCCTACCTACTGAAGCAAACTGTAAAGATTGTGATGCATATCTAGTTGCACTCATAAGATCGTCATGCACTTTAACGATTTTTCCATCTTTCCTGTGATACATTCTTAATTCTTCAAACCAAGCATGAAGATAGTTAAATACTTTAAACCTACCTGTTTGCATACGTTGAAGCATATCCATAATCCCCGGTTCTACTGAAATACTTCCATCCGAATTTGAGAAGTGCTTATGCACCATATTCAAACCTTGTTTACGGTATAACTCTGCTAGAGGTTTACCTGAACCTTTATCGTGTTGCGAACCATCGTGGGGCCATACAACAGGCACCCAATCTCCTCTTTCTCTAATTGCCGCTGAGTGAACCACTGGTGTTTCAGTTGATTTTCTATAGCAATCATAAACATAGACTGTATCTGTATCACGATCCCATGCTAACCAAACTGCGGCAGTTGGGTGATCCCAACCAAAATCCAAACCACAAATTCTAGGCCAATATTCAGGTAATGCAAATGGTTCTACTTTTAGATCATCCTCATTTACAGTAAAAACCATACCTGAACCTAGAACTGGTATGCCCTTTGATCTCATATCACGTTCATGTGCTGGTAATGCACGTAATATTTCTTCTTTTACATTTTCGTCTAAGTGAGTAGCATCGTCCCAAGTTGCATGATAT